ACGGATCGCCAGCGGGCCACCAGCCAGCCGGCACGCCGCACCGCCGCACGCACAGACAACCGCACCAACCGGAGGTCCTGAGCCATGCGCATCTACGAAGGCAAGATGGTGTTCACTCTCGTCAGCCCCGGCGAATTGGTCCGCTGCGACTCGCCCGTGCACATCGTGAACTACATGAAGGGAGCGTTTGATGAAGACCCGACCGTCGAGTGGTTCTTCGTCCTCCCGCTCAACCGCCGACTCCGGCCGCTCGGCCGCGTCATGCTGACCAAGGGCACCGCCACAAGCTCCTTGGTGAACCCGCGCGAAGTGCTCCGGCCCGCAATCCTGTCGAACGCCTGCTCCATCGCCTGCGTCCACAACCACCCGTCAGGAGATCCCAGCCCGAGCGCCGCGGACACCCAAGTCACCCGCCAGCTCCGGCACGCCTGCCAGACCATGGACATCGACCTGGTCGACCACGTGATCATCGGACACCCCGAAGCAGATCCGCGGGGCGTCGGCCACTACTCGTTCCGCGAGGCGGGCATCCTCTGAACCACGAACCACCAGGAACCCATGAAGAAGTTCCAGAAACTGCCCATGCCCAGACCCACGGCATCGCCCATGTGCTGGCGTCCCAGAACACCCGACGAGATGGTCGGGCCCTGCGCACACATCGGAACCCGCCTCCTCACGAAAGCCCGCAAGCTCAAGCTGTCCGGCGGCGGCCCCGTCAAGATCCTGCTCTACGGCCCGCCCGGAGTGGGGAAAACGACCCTCGCCGAACTCCTCGCCAGCGCCCTCGTCGACAGCCCGTGGGATCTCGAGGACGTGAACGGCAAGATGGTCAATGTGGACGTCGTGAAAGGCTGGATGGACCGGCTCTCCTACGGGAGCCTGTTCAGCGAATGGTCGGTCAAACTCATCAACGAGTTCGACCGCTGCTCACGCGATGCCCAAGACCTGCTCCTGACCTACCTCGACAAGCTCCCACCAAAACGAGCCGTCATCGCCACCAGCAACCTCGACTTGAGCTCCCTCACCGATCGGGTCCAGACCCGCTTTCAGGCCCTCGAACTCGGCACGCCGACGACCGAGGAACTTAGCCACTGGCTCTGCCGAACCTTCGACGCCCCAGAACAAGTCTCAGTCATGATCTCGGTCGGATCCGGTGGCAATGTCCGGGCGGCCCTCGCCGATCTCGAAAGCTGGTTCGACTCACAGTAGCCATGAATCCGGAACGTATCCAGATTCTGGATCGACTGGCCGACGCAGGCATCGACATCCTGCCCGCCTCGGAGTTCGGAGGACCAACCGGTCACTGGGTCGCCGTAAAAGCAGTCGGCCGCAGCATCGTCACCGTGGTCGGCCCGCACCCAAGCCACGACTGGGTCGAGCGGCAGGCCCTCGAATCCCTGCCCAAGCGCTAGAACGCCCGAGAGGCCGCGAGCCGAACGGCACGCACGGGCCGACGGCAGACCCACACACCCGTGACTCGGTGGTGCGAACTGATCACAAGTGATCACTTGTCCGTTGCACCCCCGATGCACCTCGAAATGCACCCCGATCTAAGCAATCTTTTAATGATCAGGTGTTTGCATAGGGGTCGAATCCACCCCACTCAATTTCCATGAGAGGTCCGTACGTGCGCTTTACACGTTTCGCCGGGGCCGGGTGCCGTCACTTCGCATACTTTTCATCCACTGCTTTAATAAGCGCCTCGATATTCATCGCGGCAGAAAATTGCTCATAGAAATTCGGCCCAATTGAGTGCTCCAGCCATCTATCTAGCTCGTCGATCAGCTCGCGACAAATTTTGTGCCGGTATGCATATTGGAAACACGTGTCTTCGGCGGAGTACCGAAACTTGTTGAGGATTTCGTATGCTCGGCGAAGTGCTGGCTTGAATGTCTCGAAAACCCCGCAGTCGTCCCGGAGCAGGTATTCTAGAAAGGAAACAAAGTCTTCGTAGTCGTCGGTCACCTCAAGAGAGGCGTAGATTCCTTTGTGCAGGTCCTTCTTTGCCTCCCGTCTGTAGTCTTGAATTTTCCAGCCATCGTTTTTCAGCAAGTGGGCGGCGACGACGATACCGGGAAGCGTGAGCACCCATGCCTTGTAGCGCTCCTTGTGTGTGTATCGTAAAAACCCATAGTTGCGCAGGGTGTTTGCGGCAAGGCGTGTGTTGGTGTAGCAGCGCGTAACGCCGGTTGCCGTGCGAACAAAATCCGCCGAACTAAGCTGCGGCAGCATCTTCGCGATAAAGCCGTCCATCACCTCCAAGGGCGCGGCACCCTCACGATGATAGAGCAAAAGATAAAGCAACAGGTGGGGCTGGAGCTGGAGCGGTGGCGTCCAGATGAGCTCGGACCGCTTCCTTAACGATGGATCGAAGATTAATCTGCCTTCTTCTGCACCTACGACACCGCTAAGGAAAAGATTCATGCCCAGTTTGTTGCGGCCGTGTCCCAACTCGTGCCGCATCCAATCTACCGCGCGGTCGAGGACATCGAGCTTCTGCTGTGGGGTCAGGTTCGTGTGGTGAGGTGACCTTATCCAGCTATCGAGAAGGTGGGCCAATTTTAGGGGGGTCGGCATTGATTTAGTATCTTTGGCCAAGCGACTTGAGGCAAGCGCGGCCGTTCGCCCAAGTTGACACCTTGCCGAACGGAATGATCGCCGTCCATTGCGCCCACACCGCGCTCGTCCATCCCGACAAGCTCCGGCCCAATCCGGCCAACCCGAACAAACACTCGGCGCACCAGATCCAGCTCCTCGCGGCGATTATTCAACAGCAGGGGTGGCGGGCACCCATCACCGTTTCCAAGCGCAGCGGCCTTGTGGTGCGCGGCCACGGACGTCTCGAGGCCGCGATGCTGATCGGATGCGAAAGGGTGCCGGTGGACGAACAGCACTACGAGAGCGAGGCCGCCGAAATGGCCGACTTGCTCGCCGACAACCGCATCGCGGAGCTGGCTGAACTCGACGACGACGGCCTCCGCGCGGTGATCGACCGGATCAAGGAGAGCGACCCCGATTTCGACCTAGACCTGACCGGCTTCACCGAGTCCGACCTCGTAAAACTTTTCGAGGATGAGCAGCCCGAGGACGAGGTAGAGACGATCCCTCGGATGGAGTGCCAGCCCTTCGAGCACCATGATTACCTCGTCTTCATGTTCCACGATCTGCGCGACTGGATGCTGGCACTCCAGCTCCTCGGTGTGCGCGAGGTCGATTTCTCCATCACCCGAACCACCAAAAAAATCGGCATCGGCCGAGTCCTCCATGGAAGACGTCTCATCGAACTGGCACGAAAAGCCCTCGCCGGGGGAGTTTCCGGAACTTCGCCCGCTCTCGCTCAGAGTCGTGATCCTGAGCCGAAGCCGGCCTCGGTCGATCACGAGCCACCGGCTCTTCCCGACGGCAACGCTGGTGGTTCCTGAAAGCCAGCGAGCCGACTATACGCACATACCGCTTGAGACGGTGACCGTTCCTGACGAGCTCACCGGAATCTCCATCCTGAGAAACTGGATCATCCGCAGGTTCGCCGAGGATGTGGTGGTGATGGTCGATGACGACCTGTCCGCCTGCATGTGCATGGTCGCCCTCAAGGTCCGAAAGCTTTCGATTCCCGAGATCGAGGCCATGATCCGGAACACCGCACACTGTGCCTACGGCGCCGGGGCCCGCGTGTTCGGCTGGCATCAGCGTAGCGATCCGCGGCTGCTTCAGCGCAACGATCCGTTCGGAGTTAACCATTGGGTCGGCGGAGCTGTCGGCGTGATTGGGAAGTCACCGCGCTGGGACGAGCTCCTCAAGTGCAAGTGCGACATCGACGCCACCCTAGGGGAGCTGCTCGAAAACAGGCTCGTTTGGAACGAGGCCCGATTCTGCTTCACGCAGGAACGCGACAAGAACCTCGGTGGCAATTCCCTGTTCCGGTCGGCTGAGCGGATCGCCGCCGAGAAGCGTTACTTGAAGCGGAAGTGGAAGGCACACATCCGCTTCGAAACTTACAAGAGCCAGGATCGGGTGGCGATCGACGCGCCCCGCAGACAGAGCCTGTCGATCCCGTGAGTTGACGCGCCGATCGGGGCATGGACGGCGTCTCTCCCGATCTGGCGAAGAAGATCCTCTCCCGAGACTTCGCCAACCTGGCCAAGCGTGTGCACACGGGCGGCAAGCTCACCCGCGCCGAGCGAGCCATGCTTCAAGCGATGGCCGCAGGCAGCGAGGAACCGGCCGTCACCACGGCGAAAAGCCAGGTCGAGCTCGCGGCGGCTCTAGGGATCACGCGGCAGGCGCTGCATGCGTGGAAAAAATTCCCAGACGCACCGAAGGTAAGCTCGAACGGAACCTACGATGTGCTCGCATGGCGGGAGTTCGTGAAGCGCCGCGGACTCAAGACTCCGCAGCAAACCGATCCCACCGCGAATCTGAAGGCGCGTCGGCTGCTTGCGGATGTCGAGGAGCGCGAGCTGCGCATCGCGATCAAGAAGGCGGAGATCGTGCCCGTCTCGAAGGTCGAGGAGGAGTGGCACGGCTTAGTGGGCAAAGCGGTGGCCCTGTTGCGCTCGAAGTTCGAGCAGGAGCTCCCGCCCGTCCTCGCTGGCCTCGACGCCCACGGCATCCAGGTCGAATGCCGGCGGGCCATTGACGCAGTTCTGGAGGTATTGAGCCGGCCATGAGCGAGCCGAATCTGAAAGCCCTCTGGTCTCGCGCGTGGCAGCCACCTGACCGGCGTCCGCCGTGGCGGTGGTGTGAGGACCACATCGAGAGCATCCCTTACTCTCCCGTGCCGGGACGCTTCCGCTCTGAACACAGCCCTTGGATGCGCGAGCCGATGGAGGCCCTCGCCGATCCGAAGGTTCGTATCATTTCGATTCTCGCCTCGATCCAATCCAGCAAGACCTCCGTCGCCGAACTGGGCCTGTGCTACATCATCGCGAACATGCCCGGGCCGACCCTCTGGCTCGACCAGACGGACGAGGACGCCCGCGATCAGGCGGAATCCCGTCTTCACAAGCTGTTCGATGAATGTGCACCGGTCCGTGCGCTCTACCCGAAGGACCGTCACAAGAAGAAGACCGCCACCGTCCATTTCGCGAACGGCATGACGCTCTGGGTGCTCGGAGCGAACAACAAGACGAACCTCCAGCGCCGATCGATCCGCTGGCTCATCTGCGATGAGACATGGCGTTACCCGGTGGGCCACATGGCCGAGGCGGAAGCCCGTGTGACGGCGTTCGGCTGGCTCGGCAAATGCCTGTTTCTGTCGCAAGGCGGCATGCATGGGGACGATACCCATCTGAAGTTTGAAACGACCGATCAGCGCGAGTGGACCTTCGAGTGTCCACATTGCAGAACCCGGCAGCCGTTCAAGTGGGAGAACGTGGAATGGTCGAAGGATGCCCGCCTCGACAATGGCGAATGGCACTACGGCCGCGTGCGGGAAACGACCTGCCTGCGCTGCGAGGAGTGCAACACCTACTTCCAAGACACGGACCGCGTGCGGCGTGAACTGAACGCCACAGGCCGCTACGTCGCCAAGAACCCTGGAGCCTCGTCGGAGAACGTCGGGTTCCACTGGAACGCGCTCTGCACGATGTCGTGGGGCAAACTGGCCGAACTCTACCTCCGCGCGAAGGCGGCGGCCCGCATGGGAGACATGACCCTCATGCAGCAGTTCTACCAGAAGCGACTCGCCCTTCCCTGGAAGGAATGGATCGAAGACTTCATGGTGGAGATCACCCCTGCCGACTACCGGCTCGGAGATACCTGGGCACTCGAAGGAGCGTTGGATGCCAAAGGACGTGTGGTCCCGCCGCCGTTCCCGGAAGGTGGGGCGAGCGTGCCCTTGCGGTTCATGACGGTCGACGTGCAGCGGGATCACTTCTTCCTCGTCGTGCGGAGTTGGTCCGCCACATC